GTTCCGCTTAAGTGCGTTTAAATTCTTGGTGTCTATCTATCTTTCGATAAATACACTAAGAGTCAGTACTTAGGATTAGTAAGAACATCATTTAACTAAAGGGCCTTTTATCCCTTAATTAAACTAGATGTTGGGAACATCAATCTCATTAACTTGATCGAGATTGACTTACATCAACAACTTCCCTAAACCCACTAAGGTTTAGCATTCTTATGATCTAATTGATCGTACAGACAATGGAAGAAATTCTTTTAGATAGGTTATCAACCTAAATAACGGAATATTACGGACCACACGATCCTTCATGGATTGTTCCTCTTAAAAAACTATGTTTTTTATCGGGAGTAGCCAATGGAATGGTGTGATGTGGATTCTCCACTTCGTCCGCTTTAAGGATCGTTCTAGATCCAATTTTAAGTTTCAATAGTAATCCAACAGATCTGTCAATAACAGGTTCTGTAGATTCTAAGGATTCAACAAAATTAGATACTAGTTGATCTTCGTCATCTACTATATGAGGATTTAAAGTTGTTATACTTTGAATCTCTTCTAGTAAATGATCAAAACCTATATCAGATATAGGAACTTCTAATGACTCGAGTTTTTGGATATATTTATTTCTTTTTTCATCTTGAGAATTAAATTCTCTCATGAACATTTGATTGAACATCAAATCCAAATTAGACAAAGTCCAATCGGAAAAAGATGTATCTTTTAAATGAGGAAATAAAAGATCCTTAATAAGAGTATTCACATTAGGGACCATATTAGGGACTAAAATCATTGCTTTATTACATAAGAATAATAAAGGTGAATAAAAGTCATTAATAGTGGAACCATTAATATGAGTTCTTACAAACCAAGCTCCTAAAGAAGGAGAAGATAAATTTGTCAAATTAGGTAGCGTACCTAAATGACTTATTAAATCTCTTCTTAGGATTCCAGAAAAAGACCCTATTCTACTGATAGCTTTATATCCAAAACCAAAATATCTCATAAAATGATATATATTTGGCTGGAAATTATAAGCTCTAAATGTTTGAATAGCTATACTTAAGGAAAATCTTCCTGCTGTTAATTCAGCCAAAGATAATCCTGACATTATAGATTCAGGATCTGCCAATCTTTTAGCAAATTCAAAAACTCCTTTTTTAGAAGTTAATGTTTTTGTTGGAGATATGGAAACCCCTATTCTCATCATTATAGAAAGGTAAGAATCAGCAACTTCTTTATTAAAAATCACAATATCATCCCCAAGGACCATGTACTCTTTAAACCAAATAAAAGATTTATTAGGTGATAAAGAGTAGCTAGCATATTGCACCACAAAATGATGTGTCAATGCCAGCATAGCCCAGGATGATAAGGCTCCCATAGGTTGCCCTACAGCATATTTGATAGTAGTTCCTTTTTTGTAGGAAGAGTGTTTTGGTAACAAGAATTCTCTTGAAACTAAAAAACCTCCCCAAGACTGACCTAGGTCAGCCTTAAAGGCATCTAATATACACATTTGTATAATTAGAGGTAATCTATCAGTAGCCGCAGAAAGGTCAAAGGACCATACTCTTTTGTCAGTTTTATTCAATAATAAAGTTTGCACTTTATTTATTGCTTTATTTTGATCAAAAGTAGCATCTTGAGGTATTTTTCTAAGAACAGAAAAAATCCAAAGATGTAATGGTTTAAATAACCACTGTGTGATTACATCAACCATAGCAAATACTCTAACCTTTCCAGGTTCTTGTTTAAAAGCAAGTTTACCTAGAGGACCGAGAGAACTATGATCTTTAGTTCCTTCCCATAAAATTTTCAAATTATTATGGACAGCCATGATTCTGAATCCTGCTTTTATATATCTTTGAAAAAAGTCATATATAACAGGGTCTTCAAATATCCCTCTTAAAGAGGATCCAAATCCCGACATGGTGTTGAAGCCTTTAACGGCTCCAGGACCACTCGTAGATAAGAACATAGGCTCCCATTTGAACCTTTTTGGGAAAGGACTTAAAGTATTAATATAAGAAGCAAAAACTTCATAAAATCCTTCAAACTCCTTGAAATCTGTAGTAGCAGTGCTCGGTCCAGTGATAGTACTTAATTTAAGACTACCCTTGAACGGGAGAACTCTATACAAATTACATATTGTAAGAAGTAATTTTAAGATAGGTTTATTGCCTTTTCTTAATCTAAGTCTCCAATAAAGAGGAACAAAGAGAGGAATCCCATCTCTCGTTAGACCAATAACAGGACCAAATGCAGAACTGTTTTTAAGCAATTCTCCAGATGCGTATTTCATAAGATATATTTGAGAAGCTTTTAAATAAAGAGCTACTCCTTTATATCCTTGTGAGTTATACAGTCTAGTTATATATCTAGTGATAGATGTTAGTCCTAATACTAACTCCGTTGAAGTTCTTCCCATCATTAATGATCCAATTCTTATGAATGGATTCATTAACGAAGGAGAGTGTTTTACCACTCTCTGCCAAGAGAAGACGCTACTCACTCTATTAAGAGTTTGCGAAACAATTTTCGCGAAATTTAATTTTGTGTTTGTAGCTTTATTATATTTATATAATGAATCTTCTCCCTTCGGTTCCCATAAAAAGAAATATCTCTTTATGGCCGCAGGCCCCTTGGTAGGTGGAGTTCTATCCAACGAGGTTGATAAAAGGTGACTTGCGCCCCTCTTATTGCCTCACAAAGTAGGTTCACTCAACACTGATTCTCATTCGCAGAAGAAGTTAGGGTGCTAGCCTTCTAGTTCCGCGCCTCTCGCGAAGAGGGCATGAGACATCAGCATTAAGCTATGTTTCTTTGTACCACGTGCGAGACTTAAGTGCGACTAAGCAATTAAGCAGGGGTCTACCCCCAGTATAGGTTTCCC